ACAGCATGGGCCGTCCGCTTGCCTACCACTTCAACACCGGGCAGCGCTCGACCGCCAATGACCGCGCGACGGACCGAATCGGCGCCGATGCCGTTTTGCACCGATTCGTTCTGCAGCGCCCCGAACAACGCCGTGGAATACCTTGGTGCCATGCCGCCATGCTGTCGATGTACTACGCCGGAGAATTCGCGCTATCGGCATTGCTGGCAGCCAAGCAAGGCGCCGACACCCTCGGCTTTTTCGTCAGCCCGGACGGAACGCCGCCACCGATCGGCGAGGAAGCATCAGACGAAGCCGGAGCCCGCGTTGCCACCAGCGCGCCGGGCACGTGGGAAACAATCCCTGTCGGCTACGATGTCCGCTCGATCGATTCCAAATACCCGAACGAGGTCTTTGCCCCATTCCTAAAGTCCGCCTATCAGCGCATGGCCAGCGGGCTGCCAGGATCAAGCTACCCGGAACTGTGCAACGACTACGAAGCGGTCAATTTCTCCAGCATCCGCGCCGCCGTGCTCTCGGGCCGCGATGAGTGGAGGAAGCGCCAGCAGTGGTTTGCCACCGCATGGCTCGAACCTGTCTTTGCCGACTGGCTGCGCATGTCGCTTGCATCAGGCGCGATCCTGCTCGACAACGGCAGCCGGCTACCGATCGAGAAGGGCGAGAAGTTCGCCCCGCACCTCTGGCAGTTCCGCGGCTGGGCATGGGTCGATCCGCTCAAAGACATGCAAGCCGCCCGCGAAGCGCTCGACCTCCGCATCACCTCACGCACCCGCCTTGCCAGCGAAGCCGGCCGCGATATCGAAGAGATTTTCGACGAGCAGCAGACGGAAATCGCGCTGGCTGCGAAATACGGCATTGACCTCAAGCCACCGCAGGCGCCAGCAGCGACCACATTTGAACCGAAGGACGAAACGCCATGACCCAAACTGTAATCCTTACCCAGCCCGTGCGCGTCTCCGGCAGCGTCCTTGCAGCCGGAACGACTCAGACACTCGCGCGTGAAATTGCCGCCGACCTTGTTGCGAGAGGATTTGCAACGGCCGCAGGGACTCCTGTCTGGCAATTTCCTGCGCAGAACGTGGCGCGCGCAATCGCTACGTCAAATATCCCGTTTTTGATCATGCCAGGAGACGGCGGGTCGAACGGCTGCACCTTCACCGGCACTGCTGGAGCTTTCACACTTTCGGCGGCCATAATCGCCGGAATCGGGACGACTCTTGCAGGTTGTTATGCCTATTTTTCTGCCAATTTCGGCGGATCAACACTGCCGGCCGGGTGGTACTGGACGGAATTCAGCTCCGATACCGCCGGCATTGTGTATTCCAATACCTACATCAGCGGGGCACCGAAACGGCCAACAACGAAAACGCCGATCAGCGTAAATCTGACTGGCCGGATTACTGCATCAACCTCAGAAATCGTAGGGCCAAATAACTTTTTGTTGCCAGCAAACGCGCTTGGTAAAAATGGCGCCATGCAAATGCTGCTACGGCAAGCTGGCTCGACAACCGGAACGAAATCATTCAGGGTGCGCGCAGACGATGTATCAGCTACGACAATTGCCGCCAATGGTTGTAGCGTTTCACCAATCGGAGACTCAAACCATGTGCTTTTTTGCATGGATAGCCATACAGCAAAGTCCACTTCTCGTCTAAGCACTTCCTCTAACGTCTCCGTCGCTCAATTCGGCGCAGGCTACCAAGCGACTCAATACTTCGACACGCTTGATACTCAACAAAATATTCGCTTGTATATTTCGCTGCAGCAAAGCTCCAACGTTTCTACGCCAATATTGCTTGGCGCAAATTTCACAGTCACCCACGGAGAATAAATAATGGCCCGTCAAACATTCCCGAATACAGCAGAAGGCCGGGCCGCTGCGAATGCCGTAGCCAACCCGAAACACATTATAGAGCGCCGCGCAGATTGGATCGTTTTGACCGGGGCCGACATGCCGGAAACGCTTGACCCGCGCTCCGTGGCGCTGAGCAAACAGCAATTCCTCTATGGCCTGCTTACGGTCGGCGGTCAGGTGTTGCTCAATGCGGTTTATGACTACATCACCACGATCAACAGCACCGGCACGCCGCTTCAGAAAATCCACTGGAACCACGCCAACGAATTCCGGCGCCTGGATGGGTACACAGCCCAGGCGCGCGTCGCTGTTCAAGGGGCAAAAACAAACGCCGTAAGTAAAGCCGAGTGGGACCAAGTTTTCATCGTCGGCAGTGGTTACGAGCCTCCGTTAAGCGCTGGGTAATCGCCAGCGTTCTCGTCAACTCCTGCGCCTTAACGAGTTGACGCCGTCCCCGTAAAAAGCGAGTCATGGAGGAATCCTCATGACTCGCTTTTTTGTTACCCGGCAGATCCCTTTTTCGCGCGCGCCTGCGCCTGAGAGCGCCCCCGATGCCGGCGCCGACCAGTCCGACCTCGTGCTGTCGATGTCTTTCGCATCCGATACGCCCTACGAGCGCTGGTGGGGAATCGAGATCCTTGACTGCCAGCCAGAATCCGTCCGCCTCGACCGCCTGAACGACGGCGCCGCAGTCCTCTACAACCACAACTGGGACGATCTCAGAGGGCATCACGTGCCCGGCTCAGTCGTTGCCGATGGTAAGACCGTCCGCGGCGAGGTGGCCATCTCGTGGGCTGCAGACAACGGCCGCACCATAGCCCTGATTAACGGCAACCACCTAACGAAAGCCTCGGTCGGCTACGAAGTCCGCAAGGTGATCGAGCAGACCACCGGCAAATCCGGCGAACCCATTTCAAGAACCCTCGACGGCCGGGCATTCGGCCGGGTGCTCGAGCGCTGTCAGCGCGAAAGCCCCGGCGATCTGGCCGCGTTTCGGCGTGCGCTCGACGGCGCCGCCGGCCCCCTGGAACGTGCAGCGGACGCTCCGGCTACCTATCGCGTCATCGATTGGGAAGTCCTGGAAAACTCGCTTGTCACCGTCCCGGCGGATGCCTCCGTGGGAGTCGGCCGCATGGCTGAACTGCCACACGTCGCACCAGAAACCCCCAAAACCGAAACCATCCAGCCAGAAACGAAGGAGCACCACCCCATGGAAACGACCACGCCCGACCTTGCCGCCATCGAGCGCGCAGCCGCCGACAAGTCCCTGCAACGCATCAAGGCGATTGAAGCCGTCGCGAAGCAGTTTGAGCACTTCCAGCTCGGCGAGATGCCTCAGCAGGCCATCCGCAACGGCATTAGCTCCGAAGATTTCGCGAAGCAAGTGATGGATCACATCGCCGCCCGTGGCGCGCAGCAGTGGCAGCCCGAGGTGGGCATGACCTCCAAGGAAACGAAGCAATACAGCATCATCAAGGCCATTCGCGCCATGCTCTCGAACGACTGGAGCAATGCCGGCCTGGAACGCGCCGCCTCGATCGCATTTGCCGACAAGGCCGCCGCCGCTGGCTTGCAGCGCCAGTCAGAAAACAGCTTCTTTTTGCCGTTTGAAGTCCAGAAGCGGGATCTGACCGTGGGCACAGCAACCGCCGGCGGCAACATGGTAGCCACCACGCTGCGCCCGCAGGATTTCATCGAGATGATGCGCAACCGGACGCTGCTGAAAGAGCTTGGCGCCCGCACGCTTTCCGGCCTGGTGGGCAACGCCGACATCACCAAGCAAACCGGCGCCGCGACCGCTTACTGGCTGGCCAACGAAGGAACGGCCATTACCGAGAGTCAGCAGACTGTCGGCCTCCTGCAATTGCGGCCGAAGGTTTGTGGCGCTTACACCGAAGTCAGCCGCCTGTTGCTGCAGCAAAGCACGCCTGATGCCGACCAGTTTGTGATGGAAGACTTGGCAAAGGTGCTCGCGGTCGCGCTCGACGTGGCCGGCATCAACACGGGCGGCGGTGGCGCTCCTGTCGGGATTCTCGGCACCGCATCGATTGGCGCATTTACCGGCGCATCGCTCGACTACGCCGCGCTGCTGAACGCGCAGACAGACGTAGCTGCAGCCAATGCTCTGACGACCTCCTGTGCGTACCTGACCACCCCGGCAGTTGCGGCATTGCTGTCCGCCCGCGTCAAGGTGGCGTCGACCTACAGCCCGCTGTGGGACGGCAACATTCTGGAGGGCAACGTCTGCGGATTCCGCGGCCGTACCACCGTGCAGATGCCGGCAGCTACCGCCATCTTCGGCGACTTCAGCCAAGTCATTTTTGCTGAATGGGGAGCAATCGAAATCGCAGCAAATCCCTTTGCAAACTTCGCAATGGGCATTACCGGTATCCGCGCCTTCATGACTGCCGACGTCGGCGTCAGGATCGCCGGCGCCTTCTCCGCGGCCGATAGCATCACCTAAGCATGGTCGAAGTCGTCACGCTTCGCGACACCTGGCAGGACGGTAAGCCCGTCCCTGCTGGGTCCGTCGTCAGCCTCAGCGAATCGGATGCACGCTATGCCGAGAGTATCGGCCGCGTGCAGCGCGTCGAAAAGATGCTGGCTCCGGAAATCGAAGCGCCTGCAGCAAACGAGCCGCCGGCCGCGCCTATCAAGCGCGGCCGCGGCCGCCCGCGCAAGGACGCGCAGTGATCATCGACCTTGCGCCCTGCTATGCCGATTTCTCCGAGTCCGTCACCTTCGGGCTGACGACATTCCGCGGCATCTTGGACA